GGTCAAAGTTGGTGATGTCCCGAATGGATCGGAACACCTACAAGCGACTACCGTCGCTTGTAAAGAGCCATCCTACGGAGCAAGGCTCCCGTACCACCCGAAAGGGTGCTGCGGGAGCCCGGCATCGCGGAGGCGTTGCGCCTTCGACCCAGCAGGTTTGGACCTCCTGCTGGGCTGGTTTGGTCCATGCTGGCTGGTCTTCTCTGAAGGTGGCGTGGCATTTGCACAGTTGGTTTACCCGAACGGTCTGTAAAGGACCGGAATGGCAATGTCGGGAAATCAAAGCGCTCTGCCACGAAATCCGTTCCTCGTCTCTCAATAGTCCGTTTCAGGGCACTCCCCCGCGAATTGACCGTCGCGTGCGAGAGTGTTTCGTGAAGCTTGCGAGACGGAACTCGAGGGATGGATTTGCATTCTCTCGGTGCTCGCGGGGCTTGCCGGTTCCGAATAAATCGGTAATCGACAAGGAGCTCGCTAGCCACCGAGAGATGCTCACCTCCAGAGGGACCACATCGGACGAGGTGCTGGAAAGTATTCGCTCCTTCGTCGCGGAAAAGATCCGTCCGCGAGTTAGAAAGAGGAAGTTCCCAGCATCTTTGCCTAGCAGCTCGAGCGCCTGCTTTGAATGTCCTGCATCCAAAGGAGGCGTTGACGGCTTCCTTCATCGCGTCGGGTTGGCGACAAAGGGGTTCGCTTTTGCAGGAATGTGGGATCCGGAATTCGGTGACGAATTTCCGCCCCTTTCTCGCAAAGAGCTTGCCCCTTTCGCGCAAGACTCCCTCGGTTCTTTCTGTTGTAAACTGATAGACAGAATAGACGAGGAATTCGCCAACCCCGGCGCCGAAGGGATGTGTGCAGGCATACGTGCGTTTGGCGTTCTTGGCCTTAGAGCTCACCGAGCCCGTAATGGACTCGGACCGAGAACGAGAGCCAGCGCTATCGCGTCTCGCGGGATGAAAGTGCGTGTTGTGGGCGTTCCCGACGCCCTCACTTTCGTCGAGGGAGACTGGATTCGCCGGTCGTTGTATCTCCTTCCTGGAGAGCATTGGCCGGCCCAGCGTATGCCTGCACACCTCGCACGTCCGTCTGGTGAAGAAGGGACCTTCTATAGCTTGGACTTGTCCAAGGCTACAGACGGTCTTCACCACGACGCCGTGCGAGCCGTCATCCAAGGCTTGGAGAGAGCGGGATCGCTCCGTCGAGACGGAGAAGTCGATCTCGCTCTTTCCTCCCTTGGTCTCGAGCCCCAAGCAGAATGGCACTATCCTGATAGTACCGTTCTTGCTCAGCGAGGCAGTCCGATGGGCACTCCCCTTTCCTTTGTCGTTCTCTCCATGATCAATGCTTGGTCTTGCCAGGCATTCGATCATGTCGTCGTCCACGGTGA